ACTCTTTTATCTCGTGATACTATATTAGAGTCTAGTAATGGTGGCACAGCAGTAAACTTTAGTGCAGGCACAAAAAATGTATTTGTAACTTACCCTGCTGAAGAAGCTGTTTACCAAGATGCTAGTGGTGATGCTTATGCTCCACAGTTTGCTGCATCTAACGGACTTAATCTTAATAACGGAACTATTGCAACATCTTACACATTTCCTACAGGATATAACTCTGTAGAAGCTGGTGATGTTACAATTTCTGGTGGTGTTACAGTTACAGTTCCAAGTACATCAAGATGGGTGATAGTATAATGGCTAGTATAATTCGTGCAACCACAACAAGTGGATTACAAATAGCTCCAGATAATAGCGGAAGCCTACAACTACAAACTAACGGAACTACTGCAGCAGTTACTATAGATACATCACAGAATGTAGGGATTGGTACTGCGAGTCCTACAAATAAATTAACAATAGGTGGTACAAATTCAAATATATTCTTTAAAAATGCTGATGCAACAACTGGATATGCTGCTTGTCAAATAGTTAATACAGGAGGTAGTTTTTACTTTGGATTAACAAGCTCAACTGGTGCGCTTTGGGCAAATACAGCAGGAAATTATGCAGCGACAATTGGAACTTCTAATGCAACAAATTTAAGTTTTGCTACTAATGATAATGTACGCATGGTTATAGACTCTAGTGGTAATGTGACTGTTGGAAAAACTGCACTAGGTCCAGCTACTGCTGGGATTCAACTAGAAATTGCTGGGACAGTAGGCTCAACAAGAAGCGGTGAAATACCATTTTTTGCAAATAGATTAACCAATGACGGAGATTTATTTCATTTTAGACAAGATAGTACAACTGAAGGTACAATCTCTGTATCAGGCACAACTGTTTCATACAACGGTGGACACTTATCACGATGGTCACAACTTTCTGACGGTTCTAAAAACGAATCTATTGTTAAAGGCACAGTTTTATCAAACCTTGACGATATGTGCATTTGGGAAAAAGACGGTATTGTTGCCGACAATGAACAACTAAACAAGATGAAAGTATCCAATGTAGAAGGCGATACAAATGTGGCTGGCGTGTTTGTAAACTGGACTATGGATGAAGATTATGGTGTAGACGATATGAATGTGGCTATGACAGGCGATATGATTATCCGTATTGCAGAAGGTATCGTAGTTCAAAAAGGTGATTTGTTAATGTCGGCTGGTGACGGTACTGCTAAACCACAAGGCGATGATATTGTTCGTTCTAAAACAATCGCTAAAGTCACATCAACTTATATTACTTGCACATATGCAGATGGTTCATACTGCGTTCCTTGTGTATTGATGGCTTGCTAAAGGAATAATAATGAATATCCAAGAACAACAAACCATCATCAACGACCTAAAAGCAAGAGTAACAGCATTGGAGGCTAAATAATATGGCTAACCTTATACTTAACGGTTCTACATCTGGTAGCGTTACATTATCCTCTCCAGCAGTATCAGGCACAACTACGCTAACATTGCCTGCTACAAGTGGGACTGTAATTACTACAGGTTCTACTTTTGCAGGAACAGGTCCAGCGTTTAGTGCAAATACAGCAACAACTCAAAGTATTTCAAATGCAACATATACAAAGGTTACACTTGGAACAGAAGTATTTGACACTAATAGCAACTTTGCTTCTAGTCGTTTTACTCCTACTGTAGCTGGTTATTATCAAATAAATGCAGGTATTTTTTATAATACTGGAGCTGTTTCTGGTCTTGGACAGATATTTATATATAAAAATGGTAGTGAGGTAAATGGTACAGTTAGTAATATGAGTGCTTCTGGTTATTGTGGATTATCTATAGCAACTCTTACTTATTGTAATGGAACTACAGATTACATAGAGTTATATACATATCACTCATTTGGCACAGCACAAAATGTGTCAAGTGGTACTACTGTATTTATGACTGGCGCAATGGTAAGGAGTGCATAATGTTATACGATAAAATAATGGCTATCTATCCACAACTAGAACAACAAGACTTCCTAACAACAATACGTTTACAAAACGACAGTGACGGTAAAGGTGACTACATAGCTAAATGGGAACACACACTACCTAGACCTACAGACGAACAATTAGGAGCAGTATAATGCCTGTTAGCATAGTATAATGTAACTATGGAAGCAAGGATATATCTAGTAACTAATACAATAAATGGCAAACAATATGTTGGTCAGACTATAACTAAATATTCAAAGTTAGGTCATGGTCATGCTGTTAGAGATGCTTATAAAAAATATGGTCGTAAAAACTTTACTTATGAAACCATTGTAAGTGGTATTTCATGTGAAATGTTTTTAGATTATGCAGAAAAGTTTTGGATAGACAAGTTAAATACTGTAGTTCCTAATGGATATAATTTAGAAACTGGTGGAAGATGGGGTAAGATTGTAAATCATAAACCTAATCTAGGCAAGAAAGCATCTGCTGAAACTAGAGCAAAAATGAGTGAGTCACAAAAAGAATATTGGACTTCTTTACCTGTGCATCCTAATAAAGGTAAAAAAGCAAGCAAAGAAGCAATAGAAAAGAAAAAAATAGCAGCTTTAAATAGACGTCATCCTGATGATATTAAAGCTAAAATAAGTCAATCAATTAAACAATGGCACGCTAAACGTAAACAAGGACAAGTATGACAACATCAATTTCTGGGACTGGGGGAATTACGTTTCCTGATGGAAGCGTTCAACCTGCTGCTGCTAGTCCGTACGTAAATAAAAATCGCATAATTAACGGAGATTTTAGGATAGACCAGAGAAATGCTGGGGCTAGTGTAACACCTTCTGCAGATTCTTTTGTAATAGATAGATTCAAGTACGAAGCATCACAAACCAGTAAATTTACAATCCAACAAAACGCTGGTTCAGTTACACCACCAGCAGGGTTTATTAACTATTTAGGATTTACTACTGCTTCTGCTGTAACTATTGGTTCTTCTGATTACTTTCAAACAGTACAAATTATTGAAGGATTAAACATTGGAGATTTAGGATGGGGTACAGCTGATGCAAAAACAGTAACTTTGTCTTTTTGGGTGCGTTCTTCATTAACTGGAACTTTTGGTGGTTCTTTAAGAAATTCTGCTGTAAATCGTTCTTATCCATTTAGCTATACGATTTCTACCGCAAACACTTGGGAACAAAAGTCAATAACAATTGCTGGTGATACAAGCGGAACTTGGCTAACAACCAATGGAGTAGGAATTAGACTTACTTTTGGTCTTGGTAATGGTTCAACCTATTCAGGCACTGCTGGTGCTTGGGCTGGTGCAAATTATCAAAATGCCACAGGTGCAACATCCGTAGTAGGCACTAACGGAGCTACCTTCTACATCACAGGTGTGCAACTAGAAGTAGGCTCATCAGCAACACCGTTTGAACGCAGACTTTATAATCAGGAATTGGCTAATTGCCAGAGGTATTATCAAAAATTTACTTCTTTGACTGGAAATTATGTTGCGTTTGGTAGCGGTAGTGCGGCTTCAGCAACTGTAGCTATACTTTATCTTAAATATACTACTGCCATGAGAGCATCTGCAACATTAACACAATCTAATTGTGGTTTATTCGCTAGTGGCGGTCCGTATGCTATAACTTCATTACAAAATTTAAGATATGGGTCTGATTCTATGGGGTTTGAAGCGGTTGTTGCAAGTGGATTAACAGCTGGTCAAGGTTGCACTATATTAGGAAACAATAATAGTTCTGCTTTTATTGAACTTTCTGCGGAGTTATAAAAATGTATAAACAACAAGCAAAAAGTATATTTAACGAAAATTCAACCTCTATTACAAGGTTATCAGATGGTGCTTGTATCCCATTTGCACCTGATAACACAGACTACCAAGCCTACCTAAAATGGCTTGAAGAAGGTAACACACCAGAACCAGCAGAGGAAACGCAATGAGTCACTTTGCAAAAGTAACAGACAATAAAGTAACACAGGTTATCGTTGCAGAACAAGATTTTATTGACAATTTAGATGGCACTTGGTTACAAACTTCATACAACACGCATGGTAATCAACATCCAGAAGGTAGACCTTTAAGAGGTAACTACGCTGGTATTGGTTATACATATGACTTTACTAATGACGTATTCTACGCACCACAACCATTCCCATCATGGGCATTAAACAATACAACATGGTTATGGGAAGCACCTGTAGCATATCCTACAGACGGTAAAATATATAAGTGGAATGAGTCCATTACCAACTGGGAAGAAGTAACACTTTAAGGAGTAATAAATGTTTGGCATAAGTTCATTTTCCCAAGCACCTTTTAGCTCGTTATCAGGAAGAACACTAGAAGCATCAGCAGCCATAACAGCAGACGCATTTGTATCTGCATCTGCAACACGCTTTAGAACATCTGCAGCAAGCATTACTGCTACTGCAACAATAGAAGTTACTACAAGTGGTGCATTAGTATTTGGCACAGCATCTATAAATGGATTTGCAGACTTATCTGCTGTAGCTACTAGAACACAGTTTGGTAGTGGTGCAATATTCGCAGAGGCTACAGTATCTGCTACTGGTGGCTCTATAGCACTATCTTCAGCAAGTATCACAGCAACAGGCACAGTCACAGCATTAGGTTCATTAGTACAGTCTGGTAATGCTTCTATCACAGCCAATGCTACAGTTGCAGTAACCTATAACAGAATTAGACTAGATAGTGGTTCTATCACAGGAAATGCAACAGTATCAGCACTTGGTGGTTTAATAAATTCAGGTAATGCACAAGTAAATGCCTTTGCTTTAGTTACAGCAAGTCCTAATGCAACATGGGCAGGCTTTGCTTATGTAGAAGGCGTAGGAAGTGTAACAGCTAAAGGCAGTAGGTTAGGTGAAGAATGGTTACCTGTACCAGTAGGTACAGAAACATGGACACCAGTTACAGCAGGAACAGAAACTTGGACTGATACAACTCCAAGTACAGACATTTGGTTACGACAAGGATAAAAGATGGCAAAGACAAAAATTAGTGAATATTCAGCAACGTCTGCAGATAATACAGACATTAGCAATATTAACATTGCAGAAGGATGTTCACCTGCTAACGTAAACAATGCTATTAGAACTTTAATGGCACAGATTAAAGATTTACAAGCAGGTACGTCAGGTGACACTATTCCATTAACAGCAGGCGGCACAGGTGCAGCCAATGCTACTACCGCTAGAAGTAATTTAGGTCTTGTTATTGGTACTAATGTTCAAGCATATGATGCAAATACTGTCTTTGATGATGTATCAGCTACATTTACTGCTGCAAATTCATTTACTGCTAAACAAACATTTACTGGATCATCTTCAGTTATTTCATCTAAATTTGTTAATGCTTTAGAAGGTGTAACAGTATCAGCAACTGCAGCTACTGGCACTATTAACTATGACGTAACTACACAGTCAGTTCTTTACTATACATCCAATGCTTCAGCTAACTGGACTGTAAACTTTAGAGCATCTAGTGGCACAACTTTAAATGCTGCAATGGCTACAGGTGAGTCTATTACAGTTGTATTTTTAGTAACTAATGGTTCTACAGCATATTATAACAACGCTGTGCAAGTAGATGGCTCATCTGTTACACCTAAATGGCAAAATGGTTCTGCACCTACAGCAGGGAATGCTTCTAGTGTTGATGCTTATTCATACACTATTGTTAAAACAGGTTCAGCAGCCTTTACAGTATTTGCTTCTTTAGTTCAATTCAAATAGGATATAAAATGCCTCTATTAAGTAGAAGAGCTGCATCTGCTGCACAAGGATTAGGTTTAAATTCTAGTGGTAAAGTAAAATTTGACCCTCAAATATATACTACAGCTGGCACTTTTTCTTTTACTGTGCCTATTGGCAATAATTCAGTAAGTATAACTACCATTGGTGGTGGCGGAGGTGGTGGATTTCCTTCTTCTGGAAGAGCTGGAGCTTCTGTTGGCGGTGGCGGTGGTGGCGGCGGTGGTGGCGGAACTACAACTAGCACTATAACTGTTGCTGGAGGACAAGTATTAAATATCATAGTAGGAGCTGCTGGTGCTGCTGGTGATGCTGGTTCTGGTCGTACAGGAGGCACAGGTGGTACTGGCGGAACATCAAGCGTATCAAGGTCAGGCACAACATTAGTATCTGCAGCAGGCGGTGCTGGAGGTGCTGGTGGTTCTGGTGATGGTAACGTAGGTGGTGCTGGTGGTGCTGGAGGTGCTGGTTCAACTTCAAACGGAAACAATGGTGTTGCAGGAACATCTGCTGACGGTGCTGGATGGTCAACTGGTGGTGTTGGAGGAGCTTCATCTGTAGGTTCAGGAGGAACTGCTGGAAGATATAGCACAGCAGGTGGAGTTGGCGGTCAAGCAGGAGGAGGTGGAGGAGGTTCATCTTCTGGATTTAACCCAAATGATTCTGAAATAAGTGGTGCTGCTGGCGGTGCTGGATATGTAAAAATTGAGATGGCTTAAATATGACAACACAACGTATACAATTTAAAGACTGGTTGCCTGACCAACCTAGTATTCTAGATACAGTATCAGAAGCTAATAATGTCATTCCTTTAGCAATAGGATATGGTCCATTTAAATCAGCAGTAAACTATTCAGGCGTAGCTACAGAAGCACTTACTAACTGTTTTGCTGCTAAAGTAAATAATGACGTTACTGTATTTGCAGGCGGTTCTACTAAATTATTTAAAGTATCTTCTACAGACTTATCTATGGAAGATGTATCTAAAGCAGCAGGATATACAGGTATTAATAGATGGCAATTTGTACAGTTTGGTAACTACGCATTAGCTTCTAATGGTTCTGAAAAGATACAATATTTTGATGTCAACTCATCTACAGACTTTGCAGATTTAGCAGCCGCAGCTCCAGTAGCCAAATACATTACAGTAGTTCGTGACTTTGTAGTAGGTGCTAATATAGGTGCTGGTACATATCCTTCACGAGTAAACTGGTCAGATATTAATGACCCAACAGATTGGACTGCAGGTGCTGCATCACAATCAGATTATCAAGAACTTCCTGACGGTGGTGATATTACAGGGATTGTTGGTGGCGAGTTTGGTATAGTATTCCTAGAAAAAGCCATTGTCCGTATGTCATATATTGGCTCACCATTATTCTTCCAATTTGACACTATCTCTCGTAACGTAGGTTGTATAGAAGGTGGCTCTATAGCTCAATACGGTGGAGTAGCATACTTCCTATCAGATGATGGTTTCTATTCATGTAACGGTCAACAAGTAACAGGTATTGGTTCAGAAAAAGTAGACAGATACTTCTTTAACAACGCTAACATTGGCGATATTGACTCTATATCAGCAGCAGTAGACCCAGAACGTAATTTAGTTATTTGGAACTACACAACAGTTTCAGGTAATAGAGCTTTACTTATCTATAACTTTGAAACACAAAAATGGTGTGAAGCTGATACAGACGTAAACTTTTTATCTACTCTAGCTACAACAGGTACAACATTAGACGGTATAGACACAGCTTATAACGTAACAGCAGGTTCTTTTGTAGTAGGTAAGTCATATACAATTAGAAGTATAGGCACAACAAACTACACACTTATAGGTGCAGTAGCTAATACTGTAGGTGTATTATTTACAGCTACAGGTGTAGGTTCAGGCACAGGTGTTGCTATTGATATGGCAGCAAGTGCTGCAGCACTTAAGACTGTAGACACACTTACAACTACACTAGACGATAGACTATATGCAGGCGGTAAATTTCTATTTGGTGGTGTTCGTGATACTAGAATTATCACATTTACAGGAACTAATGCTACAGCAACTATCACTACAAACGACCTAGAATACGGTTATAACTCTGTCGTTACTCTTATTAGACCTTCTGTAGATAGTGGCTCTGCAGACGTTTCTGTGGCTTCTAGACGTATGTTAGACGATACCATTACATATTCAACACCTATATCAGCAAGTTCAGAAAACAGATGTCCAGTACGAAGTGCAGGTCGTTATCATAGGATAAGTATAACACCTACAGGTGCTAACTGGTTTTCAGCTATTGGGATAGATTTGGATTACACAGAGCAAGGAAATAGATAATGGCTCGTAGTGATATGTACCGTAAACTTGCTTGGACAGGTGGCGATCCAAGACAGGTTGCAGAGATAGTAAATAACCTTGTAGAAGGTAAATCCAACAACACAGGTGAAGTTACTCTAGCTACAGGAAATGCTACTACAACGACCATTTATGATGAAAGAATAGGTTATAATAGTATAATACTACTAACACCTATTAGTACTGCTGCTGGTAGTGATACTGTTCCTTATGGTGCGTTTCAAGACTCAACTGACCAGACTGCTGCATCAACAACAGCAGCTTATGCAATTACATTTAACACTACTGACTTTTCTAATGGTGTTTATTTGTCAAACAGTTCTAGGCTTAATGTAAGAAATAGTGGTCTTTATAATTTAGA